CCACCCCATAATAATATTTCGTCTAAATCAGTAGTACCTCTAAAATCTATTCCATAGAAATCACTTTGCCCAGCACTAGTTGATGTACCGTTTACTTCAAATCTTTGCCATTGGTCTGTTATAGTAAATTCGTTATTATTATTACCGTGATACGAACATAGATTAGCAATACCAGTAGTTCCAGTTTTTACCGTTCTAGCATATATTGTTCTACTCCTAGTTGAATTACCGATTGATTGTTGTATAAGAACGCTATTAGATACAATATTATCACAAGATACTCTAACTGCTGAATTTGTACCGTCGGGTGCTATATAACCACTAGTAACAACTACATTACCAAATGGTTCCCATTCTGCATTTGTTAAATCTCCACTATATAAAGCTAAATTACTAGATTGTGGCTCTAAAAGTAATTGTGGGCAATTTAAGTTTGTGTAATCTAGTCTAGGTACGTTATAGGTAAATTGCTTAACTGATACGTTGTCTATTGAAAAGTTATCCCCTATCGTTGGTGTATTGTTATAAATTCTTATCCATATTTCACTTGATGTAGATGTAATTATGGTATTTTCAGTAAAGTCTGAAATTTGACCTTTAGAATATAAATCTGTACCACCTTGTGATGAGCCTATATGTACTCTCCAATCAGTACTTGTAGTTCCCTCTATCGCATTGTATTTTAACTGAAATTTTTTTCCTAATGGAACACTAAAAGATTGTTCTATACCCCCATAAGTGTTTCCGTCATTTTCTATGTATATTAAATCATTTGTTATCTGAAAATAAGCACCTCTATGAGAATACCAATCTCCATTAGTAACTAACTCACTACCTATAATACTAGGCATTTCTTCTACTAAACCATCTTTGTTTACTCTAGTGGCTGAACTAGGTCTGTTAAAATTAAAATCCCCACGACCACTTGCTGGTAATATAGAATATACTAAACCACTTTTATATGCACTAGGAATTAAAGCTACCGTTGGATTCATTATTTACTTTTAGATATTTTTTTAACTTAACTACGTTCTTCTTTTTAGGCTTATAAAACCCATCCGTTGAACGTTGTATCTGTGTCTGGGTTAATGTCATCGTTACTATTTGAATTATACTCTGGAAATAAATTATCGTTAAAACAAATATAGTCTACAAACCTAGTTGTATAATATTGTGCAAATTCTCTTTCTTTTGCTACTAAATAATCTACCTCGTTCTTGTCTACGTTCTGTGCATTCTCGCTAGTATGCTTAAATACTCCACCGTTCTTTACTTGATACGCAGCGAAAGGTAAATAGTCCATCATTGCATAATGGATTAACATAGGTTGTATATAAGTGTTTACCAATGTTAAATAATCGCCAGTTAAAGTACCATTTATAATATCATCGCTTATTCTGTTGTATAAGTCCGTACCTAAATAGTTTCTAACGTGTATTTCTTGAGCAATCTTAATAAATTGTATATACTTATCAATGTCTACGTTTCCATCAATAATAGTATTTCTTACTATATCCTCTCTTTTTATAAATAATGCAGTAGCCATATCTTATCCTTTGTAATTTGGGTGGTGTCCGTTATTTGGCATATCCTTTGGTGCTATCCTAGACTTAGTATATTCCTCTCCTTTAGGTATGTAGCTTTTAGGTATCTTGTTTACCTCTTCGCTACTTGCTAATGATTTATCCTCTCTATAAGTACCATCGGTTTTCTTCTTTAATCTGTAAAGGTTTTCATTCCAAAAATGCCCACAATTAACCCCACCTTTAAATTTAAAAAGTGAGTAGTTTTGTCCTTTATGCCCGAATGATTTATTTACACCTTGAAAACTAGCCTGGTCTATATCTTCCTTACGGTAAACAACACCTCTGCCAGTTCTACTCATCATACTCTTGCAGAACTTCCTAGAATTACCACTACTATACTTTTCAGCATACTCATAACGTACCTTATAATAAGACTTATCTAAACTACTTTTAGCACTAGGTTTAGATTTAATAAAATCTGCTAACTTTTCTAAGCTAGTTTTCTTTTCTTTAATTAATCTATTTGCCCAATCCTCTACACTTTCGTTATCTTCTGAATATTCCCTTTTTTCTACAAGTTCCCATTCTTCACTTATTGGCTCTCCCTCTAATATGTTTAACATTTCATCATCATCAAACCCCTCTGGCTCGTTAGATAACTTAACACCAGTTTCTTCTTCCTTAGTTTCTTCATCCTCTACGTTTTCTAAATCTGTAAATTCTAAAGGTTGAAGCGTTTTAAAGTACAAATTAAGGCTTATTGAGTTGTAAGCTAGTATAGAATCAAACGCATCTATTAAAAGCGTCTGAAACGGTCTTATAACCATATTATCCATTAATATACTAGCAGTCTTTAACTCGTCTGCATTGTTACCTAAACCAGTATTGTCTTTTATACCTAATAACATAGGACTTACTACCCTATGTGCTACCATTATCTTTTTAGAACTTTCATCCGATAAGAATTGGTATTGTTGGTGTGCTTCGCTTAGTTGTACTGGCTCTATACTTGCAGCACTTTCTGAATTATCGTTAAATGCCAGGATAAACTTACCAGCATTACTTGAACCACTAAACTTTTGATAGATTCTTTGTTCTATCATTTGTCTTTCCTCTGGGTTTGGCGTTCCATTATTAAAGTTGATTAACATACTAGGTGCTAATCCGTTCATAATGTTGTTTAAGTGGTAGTTGCTTATTTCTTCTTCTAATTCTGCGTATTGTAATCCACCTTGATAATCTACACTAGAATAATACTTGTAACCAGCACGATAAGGCTTTACATATATTATTTCTATGTTTTCTTTACTCGTACCAAATACTGGTATTCTAGTTAGTACATCGTTACGTTTATAATTTGCCCAATCTGGGTGGTAGTAATACGCTTCTATTTCGCCTTTATCGTTACACTTTTCTGCCCTTAATGTTTCTACTGGCATATGCTCTACTTGTGCAACCTTACTCCTATCCTTAGAGTATATAACTTGCATAGCACAAGCACCCATTAACTTTAAATCAAAACACAACTTTCTAACGCAATCCTTATGAAATAAAGAAATCATTTGAGCGTATTGCTCTGGCTTTTTATTTGAATTGGTAGCATCTAACCCTCTACCGTAAATCATTTCGCTAACACCGTTTATAATAGCGTTATTTGTAGGACTACCATTGTATCTATCTATCAAATACTGAAAATAGTTGTTATCTTCTCCGTAACTAACGAAATCTTGATTGGTCTTTTCGCTAATTACTGGACTTGTATAAGTTGATAGGTTTACTATTCTTAAATCGTTCATATTATAATGTAATCGTTATCGTAACTATCTTCGGTTGTATATTGGTTTAAGTTACCGTTAAAATATTCGTTGTTAGTTTGGTCTATACTCTGTGAAGTAACAAAAAACTTATCCTTGTATATTGTTTCTGAATTGTATCTTAATTCTATTGTGCCATAGTTGTTTTCTGGTACAAATGATTGTATATCTTCTAAAGTAAAAGTTATATAATTACCACTAATAGTTGTGGGTTTAGTTCCTAGTGTTATAACATTTGTGGTTTCGTTAATTATAATTATATCTACCGTTGCTTCAACAAAAGTTCTAGGTATAATATAAAAAGTGTTTGCTCCAGTTGGTGTTACTATCTTCATACTAATATATCAATGTATTTTTGTTTTTTGTATAGATAACAAAAAAAAAGCTACCCATAAAGAGTAGCCTTAATTAATCAAACCAAACTAATAACCATTAAGCGTTAGGATCTATTGGCGTTGTTGCACTTTCATCTGGTGCAGTTGCGAAGAAAGGTGGTGCAGTTTCTTGAGCAGTAGCTACAAGTGTAAACCCACTTAAATCTCCCATAGCAGCACCACTTACGATTGTACCACCAGTAATTTCAGCACCGTGTTCTTTACCGATTAAGAAATAGTTACCGTTGTAATCTTCTACTACATAGTGGGCTCTACCTCTATTTAATAATTTGATTTCCTCTTGAGTTGCTACATCAATAGTTGTTAATGTAACATTCAATGTAGTTTCATAAAAAGTTGTACCGTTCTCTCTCGATGAGTTTACGGCAGTTTCCAAACTTGAGTTACCTTTTATTTCGTATTTGAAAAATTCGGCACTACCATCGCTTGGTAACGTTATTGTTCCAGCAGAATCAGTTAACGCTGCAATAGCAGTAGAGTAATCTAAAATAAAAACATTTTTAAGACCACCTACCGAACTCTTACAAGGTAAACTTCTTCCTTTTGTGATTGCACAAGACATATATTTTTAGGTTTTAAATAAAAAAAGGTAGGCAGTTATGCCCACCCTTTTCTACATTAGTTAATTAATTATTAAGCAGTGTAATAAACGATATCCCCACCGATTCCAGTTTGAACACCAGCAGTATAACGCATTATGATTCTTAC